GACTTTGATGCAACAGGTGATATGCCTACTGCAACAAGTTGGAGAGGTATGTTTGCTTATGCAAATAATACTAAGACCGCATATGTTTCCAGCGGAACCACAATGGGTGGTTATAGTGGTTGGAGACAGATACTTCACCAAGACTTATATGGTAACTATCAGACTGTTGGTGTCATAACTGCATCTAAGTTTGCTGGTGATGGATCTTTACTTACAGACCTACCATCTACAGATAGTATTTGGAGATCAAACTCCACTGGTATTAACACAACAGGCAACGTTGGTGTCGGTACTACTAACACAGAAGGATATAAACTTAACGTATTAGGTAACTTCAAGTTACAAGGCAGAATGGATGGAACTGCAACAGATAATATACTACCTCACTTATGGTCTGCATACTCTGCTCTACCATCCCCATCAACATATCATGGTCAGTTTGCACATGCACACGATACAGGTAAGGCATACTATGCACACGCAGCTGCATGGGTAGAACTTGTCAATAGAAATGCAGACTACACTGTAGGAACAGGAACTGACAACTACAATGTTGGTGTTCTTACTGCAACTGCCGTACATGGAGATGGATCTAACCTATCAAATATTATAACAGGATATGCAAATACTGCTGGTATTGCAACCCTAGCACAAGGATTGACTGGCAAACCAGACATCTTAGTTGATAACATCAATGCAACTGGTATTATAACTGGTGCAAGTTTTGTAGGAGATGGATCTGGACTAAGTGGTATTACTGCATCGGGTAGTGGTATTATCATTAGAGAAGGTGGCACACTAGTAGGAACCATTGGAACTGTCAACTTCGGAACAGGTTTTGATGTTTCCCCTGCATCTGCTGGTGTCGTTACTGTAACCACAACAGGTGGCGGTGGTGGATTATCTGGTGTTGTTATACAAGAAGAAGCCTCATCAGTAGGATCTGCACAGACAATTAACTTTGTTGGTTCTGCCGTGACTGCAACCTACAATGGTGGAGTTGCAACCATTGATATGTCAGGTGCAGTTCCATTCACAGGTGCTGCTGCAGCTATAACCGCACTTGATATCTCACAGTATGAAGATGCATATGCATGGGGTAATCATGCACTTGCTGGATATATCACAGGTATCACTGGTCAAAACTTAGGTAATTTATCTAATGTTTCTAGTGCAACTCCAAATGCTAATGAAGTATTAACATGGAATGGAGCATCATGGGTTCCAGCTGCATCAAGTGGTGGCAGTCTTACAATTAAAGAAGAGGGATCCGATGTTGGATCTGATGTCACATCCATCAACTTTGTTGGTGCTTCAGTAACCGCAACAGCATCTGGTGCTGGAGCAACTATTACAATCACTGCAACAGGCGGTGGAGGAGGAGTTTCAACAACTGGATTCGGAACATTCACTGCATCTGCTGGAGTAGAACAACAGGTAGACTCTTTCGCAGTCGCAAGTTACTCAGGTGCTGAGTATACATTCATGATTGGTCTTGGAACATATAGACAATCACAGAAAGTTCTCGTAATGCATGATGGTACTACTGCGTTCTCACAGGAATATGGTATCATGTACTCACCAGAACTACAGGTAGCTATTGCTGCAACAGTAAGTAGTGGCAATGTATTGATGAAGTTTACACCTGAGTCAGGAATATCTGGACTAACAACATACAGATTCGTTAAGACCCTAATTCAAGGATTATGATTCATACTAGTACACACACGATTGATAGGACTGGTCTAGCTGTCGTTCCGACTGGAGCTGACGATAAGAAAGCATACTCTATTAAATGCACAAGCAAAGATGATTGGGCTTTCATCCATGAAGAACTAGAGAAAGATGGTTCACTAGAGGATAATATTCCTGATCCGACAATAGTATGTCCCGATAAGAAGGAACATAGTGATACCAGAGCAACTTACATGTTGACTGATGCAGAGGCAGCAGATCTAAGAAACCACCCTAAAGTTGTATTCGTTTGTATTGACTATGACGTTTACCCAGGCAACTATTCTCCCGATCCTAAAGATATAACCACTAGTGTAAAAAGATTTGGAAGATTTAACAAGACTGTATCTAACTACAGGGCATGGAATCTGGCGCCATCGACACCTCCAACATCTCAAGCTGGTATTGGTGCATCCGATAAGAATAGAACTGGATATCAAATACTAAGACATACACAGAAAGAGAATCCTTGGGATGCAACATCAACTGGACTAAGTGGATCTGATCATATAATAATAGAGACTGAACCAAAACAATTAGGTGATGGCACTGGTGTAGACGCAATCGTATCTGATGATGGTTTCTGGATTGCACACCCTGAGTTTGTACATACTGACGATGATCCTGTAGGATACTCAACAGGAAACGCATTGACATGGAGTGGTATATCTACAACACCAGGCACATGTGGTGTTCTAGATCTAGTTCTTGATGCGCCATATTATATTGACCCAGCATGGTTCAATGCAGATCCAGCTAGTAGATTGACTCAACGTTGGGATGGTACAATGGTTCCAGTGGAATCTGTTGCAAGAGCATGGTGGTCTGATGCAAGTCAAAGATCAGTAGGATTCTCCACTATAGGAACTACAAATGGAATCAGTGGTTCATATACAAGAGCGAGTTGCAATGGTACTAACAGTGCAAAGCCAAGCAACGGTTCTGATCATGGAACTCAATGTGCTGGTCAGGTATTTGGTAAGAACTATGGTTCAGCATATAACTGTAATAAATGGGTGTTGAATGGGATTGGTAGTAATAATGCTGGAATTAATGGTAGTCAGTTTGATGTACAGAAACTATTCCATCTATACAAACCAAACTACGATAGGCATTCTGCAACATCTGGGAAACAAAATGATGACAAGAATCCCACACTGTCAAGTAATAGTTGGGGTTACAGATCCAACTCCATTCATAGTGGTGGATACTATTGGTATAGACCAGCAGCAACAGATGGATCAGTAAATGGTGTGTCATATGATAGTGGTAGTGAACCAGCTTTCTTTGACACTTTAGGTGCTGCTGGAGATCTAAGTAGATGTAAAGGTGAGATGGTGGATAGTTCTGTTACTACCGCTGGTGATGAGATGTCTGAGGCAGGGGTAATCTTTGTTTGTGCTTCTGGAAATAGTAATCAGACACAACAAAGTCCTGGCGATGCAGATTATAATAACTATTGGGCTACCAATGCTCAAGGACAGAGTGCATCTATCACATCAACACATAGTGAGTTTGGTTTAACTTGTTATAATACTATCAATAGAAGAGGGTGGCCACAGGCTTTAGGTAAGACTACATCTGGAATATCTACTGCTGGAAGTGAGTTTCCAGCAATTAATATTGGTGCATTGGATGATCAAATAATTTCTGGTGGATATCAAAGTAGAACTACAGACTATAAAGAAAAAATAGTAACGTACAGTGATAGAGGAACAGGTATTGATGCTTATGGTGCTGCTGATGATACACTCACAGCAGATGGAAGGGACTCCAACCTAACATATCCTCATCCAGAAACATATACTGGACTATCATTGACTCCATATGATGTTGACTTTGGTGGCACTAGTTCTGGATGTCCTACTGTTGCTGGTTGGATTACTACTAAACTTCAATACAACAGAGCATGGACTTGGAGAGGTGTCAAAGATTGGTTAAAGAATAGTTGTGGAGCTCAAAGTCCAGACAGATTCTACTATGGTGATGACATCACATCTTTCAGTGCGACAACAGCACAGTGGGAAGATTACTATGGAGTGAATGCTTATGGTGATGGCCCTGTTGTAATATGGGATGCTCCTACTGGTTCACCTACTGAACCACAAAAACCTGAGATCAAAATCACAAATTCACCCAATCTCAAGATTAGTGGTGGAGTTGAGATAAAGTTCTCTTAATAAATACTAAAAAGTACTAGCGCAATGGCAGAAAAATCGTTTGGTGTAAAGGATCTTAATATGGTCGGGTCGAGTGGCGATCCGACGATAGA